CGCTGATAGGGTTCTCAATGCACCAGCGATCAATTGGTGCAACCATTAACAACCGCACGAAGTCTAACGCTGCAGCCTGCCTTCCATCTGCAATCTTTTCTGGAAAGTGCCTGCTGCCACTCACTGCCAAGTGAGTGCATGGAGGATGAGCCACCATCAAATCCCAGCCGTCATTCAACACGTCTTCAACTGGTCCTTGGTAGTGCGGACCATCAACTTCAGTGGGCAATAGGTCACAGCTCATAGCGTCATGACCGTGGGAGCGGAAAGCTTCACGTACTCGTCCGCTGTATTCACAAGCAACAAGAACACGCATCTCAAAAGTCAGGCTGTTGATCGTTGAACTTCTCCCATGCGTCTAGCCAAGCTTCCAAACAATCATCAGGGTTACTAGGTTTCATTCTGGTCACGCCGGGGCCGACCACCAGCGTTCCGCATTGCTCAACCCCATACTGATGAGAGTCGATCAGCATCTGCAGGTAGCCGCCTAGCTGCTGGTCAGCTGGTTTGCGTGTCTCAACAGCTTTGGCGCTGCTGACGCTTTTCGCATCAGCCAAAATTCTGCGGCCATTCTCGTCTTTGATGATGAAATCCAACGAGCCGCCAAGGCTTTTTTGGGGGTCACAAAGACGAAGCTCTACAGCCTCGACCGTGCAACCGTCCCATATCCAATGGTTGACCATCGGCTCAATCCATGGCGTCCAGCGCTCATCAAATTGAATCGGGGCAACGTCTCGCCCGGCCAGCTTGAGGAGATGCTGCTCGAGGGCAGCGTGGACGGTGTTACCTCGAATCTCCCAGCCATCAGGGCCGTCCTTAGTCGCTGCGATGCGCTCTCGAGCTTCGGCCGTCAAGTCGTCAATCACGCGGGTGACGGAATTGATCATCCAGTGGTCGCCGTATTGATAGCGATGGATCGTCTCGTGGAATTTGATGAGAGGGTCAGACTCGAGCATGGGACGTTGCGGGTTCGGACTCATCATGGCACGATGGTGAGTGTCCGACAAGCACTGCATGTCCAGATCTCACCCTCACGTTCAAATTGCCATCGATCGCAGGATCGCAAATCTGGTTGATTACGTGCGCCCTTCTCAGGTTTCTCGCACTGAGTACATAAATTGCTTACTTCAAGCGACGCTTTCCTATTACTTCAATGAGGACAGCGACGGTGATGTCGTCACAAACGGGCATGACATTCAGATTGGCGAACTGCCGACCGACGACTGGTATGACATTCACCTCTCAGCCGTAAGGCAGCGCAAGCCAGTCACTTCAAGGAAAAAAGCTCAACTGGCCGCCGTACGGAAAGCAATGGGGAAAGCTTGAAGAAACCTGACGAACGCGCATACGAATTGCTCCGCTGGCAGGCCATCGCCCCGCTGGCGGAGTATCAAGAGACACTGGATTACGTCGCCATCCAGCGCCAACGGTCTGACATCGCCTTAGACCAATGGGACAAAGAAAACTCATACGAGTCCAGCCCTGAACTGACAGCGTTCAGGGAATTGGAACACATGGGTCAATACACCCAGCACGACTACTACTCACCCAGCAAAGCCGCCAATGGATTTTACACCGCCCAGCTCAGAGGAATCAATGATGGTTCCATCGAACCTTCAGGACGGGTTCGACGTATTAAGGCAGGCCGCGAAATTCGCGGTCGCAAACTGCCCAGCAGAGGAACGCCTCGCAAGACTCAGGGAGGTAGTTCTAACTGAAGCCCTTGAGCCCTACGTCAAGGATGGTGAGCTGCGTGAAATGCTCAACATGGAGGTTGGGAGGGTGCCTCTCGCTCCTCCAAAACGTGGCGGTGATCGCCTTGACGTGCAGAAGCGTCCTTGGCTTTGGGAAGGCATCCTCAAGTACGGACAGTCGAACCTCTGCGTCGCTCTGCCCAAGGTGGGTAAGTCAGCGATGCTTCTCGCTGTTGCAGCAGCCGCTTTAAGAGGCGAGACGGAGTGCCTAGGACTTCCTCTTCACGAGAAGATCCCACACCTGCTGATCGCTGGACCTGACCAGGACGAGACCGACTGGAACCACATTCTGCACCGCGAGGGGCTGGCTACTGAGACGATTAACGCCGAAGGTGAGTCTGAATACCACCTAGTCGATAACGTATCCCTTTGGTCAAAGGGTTCAGGTATCCAGCTCGACTCTCGTGGCATTGCTGCGATCAAAGAGGAATGCGTTCGCATTCCTGGAACGCTTCTGATCGTCGACTCCCTGTTTGCTTGTTGCACAACGATGGGCATCGAAGAAGCAAGCCCTCAGCTGGCTAACCCTGTCGATGCTTTGACCACTGCTCTAGTAGGCACGGGGACGACGCTTGTCGTCATTCACCACAGCAACAAAGGCGTAATGGGTGGCAGCTGGGTGACAGCGTTAAGGGGAAGCACCTCTCTCGCTGGTGCGGTGTCAAACGGCTTCCTGATGACTTGGCTGCAAAAGGTCGAGGAAGGGCAGATCCCAACCGACAGGAGGATCGCTGTATCGGCTTCAGGTCGCGGCAAAGGAGGCTCTCTGATCTGTGAGCTAGTGGATCACCCTGATGGAACAACCAGCTGGGTTTCACACGGCAAGGGTGACGATGTAATCCGTCAAGAGGCTCGTGAGCAGAAGATCGACAGCCTTGGGCCAGACACGGCCAAAGTCTTTGCTTACATCGAAGAGCGCTCAGAAGCCGGTGCTCCTGTTTCTCAGAAGGAGGTTGCTGATGAGCTGTTCAAAGGACGTCAGTACGCATACAAGGCAAGCCGCGCTCTGAAGGAATTGGCACGGGGTGGATTGATCATGCAGCACGGTCAAACCATCCCTGGATTGACGGGTGGAAGACCCTCTCCGCTTTGGTTTATTGCAGGTTCTGAGCAAGAGGGGGGTACCCCCGAAAACATGCAAACAACGCAAACAACGCAAACAACCTGTGGAGAAAATCCCCTCACATACGAAAAAAGGGGTTTTTTGCATTCTTTGCGTTCTTTGCAGGATTCTGGGGCTGCCCCTTTTGTGGAGGTTGTTTGCAAAGAACCTCTGACCCCCTTTAATCACCCTGTTGAAGTCCAACTCGTCAAGGGTGGTGAATGGGCCAATGGTCATATCACTTGCGGTCCTGCTCCAGGCAACCAGCTGTTTGTTCGCCTTGATGGCGGTGACCCCGACATCAGGAAACCTCTTCCCTTGGATCGCATTCGATCCTGTGCATCACCGTTCAGCCTTCCTGAGCCTCAGGTTGACTGGTGACAAAATGCCCTAGATGGTCTACACTGTGATCACGCCAGAGATGGCGCCCTTCGCTTAAAACCTCAAATGACTACCTCCGAACTCTTCCGCGCTGACGCTCTTGCCACTCAGTTCGCAATTGAAATGAAGATGACCAAACAGCAAGCAATCAGCGCCCGCATCTTGATCCTGCAAAACAAAGGGGCCAGTCACGAGCAAGCCTTTGACAAAGTTCTTGGTCAAGGCGCTTTTGACGCTATGGCCTCTCAACTTTTTGACGAGTTAAACGCAGCCTGATTGCCTGGGGCTTCGGCCCCTTTTCCTGCCCCCTTCGCTTAAAACAAATGAACGGCATCCTTCGCCTAATCAATCAGTATTACGAGTTCGAATCAGACGGCAAAGAGATCAACGTCCGCATGTTTGAACGCTACGTCAAGCGTATTGATTTAAAAGGCACTGCCCACATGCTTCCTGCGGAAGCTCAAAAGCTATGGAATTCGTTGATCAGCGAAGGAGCCACGATCGTTTCCACCATCAGTTGACCGCCATGGGGCTTCGGCCCCCCCGGCCTATCCCGCTTCCATAACAGGAGAACAGCTGATGACTAACCAGCACCCACTGACCACAACACAGATCAAGGAACTCGTCAGGAGATATACGTTCGACATGTCGAGCGGTGAGTATTTTTTTGGGGAGGATGCTGTACGTGCTGCTGCTGACTGGCAGTTGGAGCAGGTTATTGAGTTTATTAAAAAAGAAGACACGGTTTACGCTGAATACATCTACGAGGCAATGCGCCCACAACTACAGGAGAACAATTAATGACTGAAACTTGGTATCTTTTGTACGGTGGCGATTCAGTAGACGGACGCGGACCGGGCGAATACGAAGGCCGAACCTGTAATGTCTTTGCTGCGGCCAAGCATTACATAAAAATCACCGATAACCCTTACTCAACAGGCTATGTCGAGGTGATTACTGACAAAGAAGTCGCTCGGTATTCCAGCATTCTTGGCTATAGCCCTGCTACCTCAGAACTAAAAGAAGCGATTAAACAACAACAACACAGGAAAACAACTCATGACTGAACATCCACTGACTGTCGAGATTTTTTGGAACTTATGGGGCAAAGTCGCCGGTCATCTCACCCAGAAATTGGAGTTTAGGTTAGCCCGTGCCGCTGCCGACTGGCAGTTGGAGCAAGTGATTGAGTGGTTGAAAGTAAACTTAATGAAACATGACTTTCATGAAGGCTATGCCTATCTCTACGATGACTGCTCAAATGCTGAAATCGAGGTAGACAAGGTTCTTGAAGACCTCAAACAAGCAATGCGCCCACAACAGCAGGAGAAGAACTGACGACTGAACAACAACAGGCCGGGGAGCCTGCAAATACAAAACCGCGTGACGCGGAAATAAAGGGCAGCTGCTGGGGCTGATCCATCCCCCGGCCATTCACACCCCTAAAACACAAATGCCAATCGATTGCCCAAACTGCGGTGAGCCCGTCATTCGCACCACATGCACAAGGCGCAAAGTTGACATCCGCATTCGTTACCGTCGATGCCCGGCCTGCAATCATCCGTTCAGGACTGAGCAGGTGATCACACCTGAAATCCCCATCAACAGGAAGCGTCTCTACGGTGCGCCAAAAAGCGCAAAGCTTCAGCCCTTTGAAGTCGCTGACATCAAAAAGTTTTTGCGAAATAATGTCTTCACTCCATATGAACTCGCGATTCAATACGACGTTTCAGTCGATGCAATCCGCCAAATTCGCTCAGGCAAAACCTGGGCTACCATTGAGCCTGCGCTATAATGTTTCGCAATAGTTGGTTAAAATGACTTCAATAACCTCATTGCAGTCAGATCATAAAAATGCACGACGTAGAACAGATCGGTCTTCTGATCTGATCAAAGAATCGCTTCAGCGTTATGGTGCAGCACGTTCCATTGTCATAGACGAAGACAATCGGATCCTTGCCGGTAACGGCACCATCGAAGGCGCTAAAGCCGCAGGCATCAAAAACGTACGCATCATTGAAACCGACGGTGACGAGATCATCGCCGTTAAACGCACGGGCCTAACAGAAGAGCAAAAGGTCGGCTTAGCTCTTGCCGATAACCGCACAGCAGACCTCAGCGAGTGGGACCAAGAAATGCTCCACCAGCTCTCTGAAGAGCATGATCTCACCCCTTGGTTCAACCAATCAGACTTGGCTGAACTTGGCGCTATAGCACCAGATTTTGATGCTGCTACCGAAGACGATCAAGGCAATCTCGATGCTCTAGCAAATAAAAAAGAAGTCAATTGCACTTGCCCTGCCTGTGGTCATGAGTTCATCCAGCAAGTCTAAATTGAAAGTCGATTGGGCGTCACATCAAGCGGTAGCCTTCTCCTGCAAAAATTGGCACTATAGCAAAAGTGTTCCAGTTCCGCCGTTAGTCAAAATTGGAGCGTGGGAAGACGGGAAATTTATTGGCGTCATCCTCTTTTCTCGCGGCGTTAATAACAACCTTTACAAGCCTTATGGACTTCAGCAAACACAGGGATGCGAGCTAACGCGCATTGCATTGCGGCAGCACAAAACGCCAGTATCCAAAATTATGAAACATGCCATCGCATTCCTTAAAAAGAAGTGCCCCGGCTTAAAGCTGATCATCTCGTTCGCTGACCCTAATCAAGGGCATCACGGTGGCATCTACCAAGCTGGCAATTGGCTTTACGCAGGCAAGACTGCACCATGCAAGCAGTATTTCGATAAGTCTGGCAAGCAATGGCATCAACGGATGGTCCAAGTAAAAGGGTGGACTGTTGTTAATGGCATTAAGCGCAAATGTCTTACGCCAGATCAATGCACTGCCATTGATACGCCGGGCAAACATCGATATTTGTTTGCTTTGACAAAAGAAATGCACGCTATTATTCAACCGTTGGCTCAGCCATACCCCACGCGTGTGAAGCAGGCAACTGTCGATACCCTCGACAAGGCGGCGGAGCATCACCGACCCACACGCTCCAACATCATTGAAAACAGCCTGACGGAGGTTGTCTGATGGCCAAGAAGGGGCAGAAAACACGTTGCACGGCTGCCGAGAAGAACTACCGAATCCACCGTGTCGCACGCCTCCTTAGTAACGGCGCTGTGCGGTCTGAAATCATTGATTACGGCTGCAGGGAATGGGGGGTAGAGGAGCGCACTGTTGGTGGTTACATCAATGCTGCTAGCGAGGTTCTTAAGTCTGACTGGGACATCGACCGCCGCACCTTCACCGCCGAGCTGCTCTCCCAGCTGGCCAGCCTCCAAAAAGAATGCCGCAAGAATGGCAATCAAGCTCATGTTGCTCTTGGTTGTATCAACACGATGGCGAAGATTGCTCACATTCTTGAAAAATGAGCATCCTCCCAGCCGCTGAATCAAAATCAATAATTGACAGCAGCGCTGGTCTTGAAGTCGGAAGCATCGATAATCTTCTTGAGCGCATCGCGGCAACGCTTAACCCCGGGCAGCTCAACGCCTTTGAGGTTGAACGCTTAAGCGCTATCGCTACATCACAAGGTGGAGCCCCGGCCAGTATCCCTGAAATCGGCATCAGCGCTGGCTATGGCAGCGGCAAGACCTACGCGGCACATGCTGTGGCCGTCAAGATGGCCGCGCTGAACCAAGGCTTTGTTGGTTGCGTGATGGAACCAACCAGCGATATGGTCCGCCGCATCTGGGCACCAAAGTTCGAGGACTTCCTAGACAGTTTCGGCATTCCTTACACCCCAAGGGTGGCGCCGTACGTTAGTCACACGCTGCACTTCCCCGGCGGTGATTCAACAATCCTCGGGCTCTCGTTTGAGAATTATCAGCGGATCGTTGGTGACGATTGGGCCTTCGCAATCATCGATGAGGTTGATACCGCGAAGGCATCAATCGCTCAGCGTGCCTATGACAAAATCCTGGGCCGTATCAGGGTCGGCAACTTTAACCAGCTCCACTGTTATTCAACGCCAGAAGGCTTTGGTTTTCATTACCAAACGTTTGGCACTGATGCAGCGCGAGAGGGCAAGCGCAGAGCGCTGCTCAGGATGAAGACGGCAGATAATGCCCATAACCTCCGGCCGGGCTTCGTCGATGACCTGCTGAGCCGTTACACGCAAGAGCAATGCCGCGCATATCTAGAGGGCATTTATCAAAACCTGGCCACCGGCACTGTCTACGATCGGTTTGACCGGGCCAAGCATGTTGCCGACGTTGATGATGACCCGCTGGCTGAGGAGCCGCTGAGAATAGGGATCGACTTCAATGTGGGCAATATGAATGCAGTGGTCGCGATCCGGTCTGGCAATGCCCTGCATTTCATCGATGAGATCAGCGGGGCCCATGACACTGATGCCCTGGCACAGGAGATCTGCGCTCGCTATCCAGGCCGCACGCTTTATGGCTACCCAGATGCCTCAGGTGGCAACCGCTCGACTAATGCGACCAAAACCGATCTGGAGATATTGGCCAGTTATGGCATCAGCAACCAATCGCCTAAAGCAAACCCCAGGGTCGCTGATCGGGTTTCTGCTTTTCAAGGTGCTTTGGAGAACGGGAAAGGCGAAATCAGAATCCAGATCAACCCACGATGCAAACGGCTGATCGAATGCTTGGAGCTGCAGGCATATAACGAACGGCAGGAGCCTGATAAGGAATCGGGGCACGATCACATGAATGACGCGGCAGGGTATCTCGTATGGCGTGAGCTGAACCCACTGCACCGCAGGGCTGGCCGTGGTACCGGCATTAGACTGTATTAACGAAACATTGGGCAATGGCCAAGCGCGGCGGCAGGTCTGGCAGGAGGTACGTCCGTGACAACCGTGGGCGATTTGCTACGACTGGCGCCACTGCTCGCGGAGGCAGGCTGAAGACTGCAAGCGGCAAGAATCGGGCAACTCAGACCGTAAAGGCAAAGACCGGCGGTAAGCCTGCAGGTGCCATCAAGGGGAAGATCAAGCGAAGCCCTGGCGCAGCGAAGCCAGCAGCGGCGAAGCCGACAGCGGCCAATAGCGCACGGGCTACCGGCAAGTTGACTAGGCCCCTCCCCAAGGGCAACATCAGACGGACTGGCGGCAGACTTGGACCTAAAAACACGATCAAACCAGGGCCAAAATCACCGCGCACCAAGATGAATCGTGCGATCGACAATGTGATCAAAAAGGGCAAAGACCTGAAGGGATCTGCGGAGAAGTTGCGAGGCGTGAAGAAACAGGCTGATGCCTTGCGGGGGCGGATGCTGAAAGAAGATAAGGGCCGATTGAGCAAGGCGCTGTCAAAGCCATCGGTGACGGATAAGCGCAGCCGGGATTATGGCGGTCGGTTGACGAAAGGAGCACGGGGCCAGGATCCAGCAACTGGCGGTAAGAAGAGCAGCGCAAGGCGCAAGGCAGCCACCGGCAAGCCAGCCGCAGCGAAGCCAGCAGCGGCGAAGCCGACAAGCGCTCGTGACGCGGCAACAGCCAGGCTGAAAATCAAAACGGCAACGCGGCGAAAGCTCAAGGCTGATCGCAGTTCAGTTATCCCGGCAAACCCTAAAGCGCGGCGAGTTCAAAGCGCTCGAATTGGCAGCACAGTGGCCAAAAAAGCCCGCGCTAAAGGCAATGCACCGGCCACGATTGCAAATAGGGTTAAGCGTAAAGCTGCCGTAAACAAGGCAAATCTCAGAGAGAATACCCGCTACGGAAATGTAGTAGATGGAAAACAGTATGAGCGTCAGATCAAAACAAGCATGACCTTGGACCGCGCTCAAAACTATCTAAAAACAGGTCAAAAGGGCAAGCCAACCGAAAAGGCGCGAAGAGCACTTTTAGCCGCAAAAAGAGCGCCTGAAATGGCAGCGGCGAGGACACGTCTTGACGCCAAGCGTGCGGCAAGGCGCAAGGCAGACACCGGCAAGCCAGCAGCAGCGAAGCCAGCAGCAGCGAAGCGCCGTGGAGCGGTGGGCAAGATCAGCGAGGCAAAAGCTGGCCGGATCGTCGCGAGGATGGATGCACAACGCGGACGAAAGGCGCTGCCTGGCAGACGTAATGCGAATTTTGCAAGGACTTACGAAAGGTCAAGGCAGTTCATTCTTAAGCCTTCTGCAGCTGCGCTAAAGAAGGGCAAGCCGATCAGCGTCAATGAATCGGTGCAGAAGGCTGTAGCTAATGCTGCCAAACGCCGGAAGCCCAAACGCCGCAGGAGCTGACCTGCTACGATGCTTCATTCATAGGTTGCCCCAAACCCCAGCGGTTGGCGTCGCTGGGGTTTTTTAGTGCTTATCGACCGCAGCTGCTGACCTGCTACGCTCAGCACGTTGCCTGAGTTAATGGGTCTCAGGCTTCATTGCGAGTGGGTTCATAGCCTCAGCGATTCGGGCCGCTGGGGCTTTTTAATGCCTATACGCATCCGCTGCTTTCCTTGCATTCGCTCGTTGCAGCTGCTTACGGTGCGATTCCACCAGGTGCATTGACGACACGTTGCAACAGCTGGTGATCCCTTCCTCTGTCAGGCATACCCTCACGCAATCGTCTGCGGTGGCGCTTACGTCTAAATCGTCCATGCCTCTTTTGATGCCTCTTGCTAAGTTAGGGCCGAACCCATCCCCAGCATCATGGAAGAATTTCTGACCGCTCTTGACGACCTGATCGCAGAAACTGAAGGGCTCAGCGTGATTGAGCTTGTCGGCGCGTTGGAACTAGCCAAAAACGACATCATCGCCGGGCTCGCAGTGGCTGAGCTGCTGACTGAAGACGGTGAAGAGGCAACAGCATGACCCGGCCCGTAGTAACCGCTGTAGGCCGTTTGCTGCAGCCAAAACACGGTGAACCGCGAAAGCATCAGCTGATTCAAGTTGATGCGAATGGCCGTGCCAAAATTATCAAAGATCAGCCGGCTTAAACTGTTAGCAAAAGGCGGCTGCAGCATTGGGCTATCAATCAACGGCAAGGAATAGAACTAAAACCTCAAAGGTCGTAAATGTCTACGACCCGAATCAAGCATGGATCGATCAGGAGCCACACTGGGAGCTGATCGAATGCCTGCTGACGGGCACCTATGGCATCAGGAAAGAAGGGCGTAAATACCTGCCTCAAGAGCCTCGGGAGCAAGATGATGCCTACCAAAACAGATTGCTGCGCAGCACGCTGCAACCGTATTACGTCAGGCTTGAGCGGCTACTGGCTGGGATGCTCACCCGGAAGCCGGTAAAGCTGAACGACATCAGTGATGGCATCAGAGAGGATTTATTTGATGTTGACCGGCAAGGCAATGACCTAAACACCTGGGTTTACGAAACAGCCCGTAAGGCGATCCGCTATGGCCATGTGGGCGTTTTGGTTGATGCGCCAACAGATGGCAACGGCAGGCCCTATTGGTGCGCCTACACGCCAAGGGACATTTTGGGCTGGCGCACTGAAACGCAAGATGGCAAGCCTCGGCTTGTTCAGCTCAGGCTAAAAGAACAGGTAATTGAGCCTGATGGCGAATATGGAGAAAAAACAGTCAACCAAGTCAGAGTATTGACGCCAGGCAATTATGAAATCTTCAGGCAAGATAACAAAAAGGATTACACATTATTCGAGGAAGGCACAACAAGCTTAAACGAAATACCGTTTTCAGTTGCATACAGCAACCGCGTGAATTATCTACAGTCAAAGCCACCGTTGGAAGACATCGGTGAATTAAACATCAAGGCATATCAAGTTCAATCAGATTTAGACAACATCTTGCATGTCGCGGCGGTGCCGATGTTGGCAATTTTTGGATTCCCGCAATCAGCCGAAGAGATCACGGCGGGGCCAAATGAAGCAATGGCCTTGCCAGAAGGCGCATCAGCCCAATACATCGAGCCGGCCGGGTCAAGTTTCAACGCATTGTTTCAGCGGCTGGATCAGATCGAAAAGCAGATCAATGAGCTAGGTCTGGCCAGTGTGCTGGGCCAAAAGCTATCGGCTGAAACAGCTGAGTCGAAACGCATCGATCGCAGCCAAGGCGATTCCACGATGATGGTGATCGCCCAAAATATGCAGGACATGATTGACAATTGCCTGCGGTTTCATGCTGATTATCTAAACGACGCATCACCCGGCAGCGCATTGATCAACAGGGACTTCATGGGCGCTCGCATGGACCCAGGCGAGATCAAAGCATTGCTTGAGCTCTACTTGGCCGGGACCATCACTCAATCGACGATGCTGACCCAGCTAGAGGCCGGTGAAGTGCTTGGTGATGACTTTGACATTGAAGAAGAGCTGGAGGCAACGGCTGCTGGTGGCCTGCAGGAATGAGCACACCGTCTGAGTTCTATCGTCATGCCGTCGATCTGAACAGGTTCAGCAATGCTGAGGCCAAACAGATCGCGATTGCTTACAACCGATTGATCCTGCAGGCTGTCGCGGAGCTGCAGACCCTAGTCGAAGATGAGCGTGCCTTTGACCGTCAGACACGGCTTAGGGAGATCGTTAGGCAGCTACGGGCAAGCCTCGACAACTGGGCTGGCGAAAGCTCCGCGTTGCTGGCCGGGGAACTGCAGGGCCTGGCCACATTCGAGGAGCAGTTCATCAGGACGCAGCTGCTGGAGATGGTGCCAGAGCGGCTAGCTGATCAGGTGAGAGCGCTGCAGATTGATCCTGCTTTTGCTCGCGCTGTCGTGATGACAGACCCAATCGAGATCGGCCTGAATGTTCTGTCTGATGACCTGCTGGAAGCTGTAGGGCCATCGCCGGCAACATTCAGGCTGACAGCAACGCAGGGTGCTCAAATCACGCTGCCGAATGGCTCAACCGTATCGAAAGCATTTCGGGGGATCGCTGAATCTCAAGCTGAGCTGTTCACAAAAACGGTTCAGTCTGGGTTTTTGGCGGGCGACTCAGGGCCACAAATGGCGAGGCGCCTAAAGGGCCGTTTGAAGTTTGCTGATTTTGGGCCGTTATCAGTGCGGCAACTAGCGCAGGCAGGGGGGCAGCTCACAGCAGTGGCCAACCATCAGGTGAACACGCTGGTGAGGACAAGCGTCAACCAGGTGGCAAATGCGATCAGCCAAGCCACTTACAAGGCAAACGCTGAGATTACCGAGAAATATAAATACGTTGCGACGCTGGATTCCCGCACATCTGCGCGTTGCAGAGCATTAGATCAGCAGGTGTTTGAGTACGGCAAGGGGCCGACGCCACCGCAGCATTTCAACTGCAGATCAACGACAGTCCCTGAGATTGACTATGCAGCGCTTGGGATGCCTGAGCCACCACCTAGCGCTATACGCAGGCCGGGCATCATCTCAGGGCCGATGAGCAAAGCAGCCAAGACTCGGACGGTTCCAGCGAATCAATCATATGGGGAATGGTTACAGGAACAAGGCGACAACATAAAGCGCGATGTCTTAGGGCCGAGCAGGATCCCCTATTGGAACAAGCTGGTAAAGAAGTACGGGCCAGAGGATGCAATCCGTAAGTTTGTTGCGAATGATGGTTCAGAGCTGACATTGAAGCAGCTCAAGGCACGGTACGGGCAACCCTAGAATCAAAGCGACGGGAGCCATTCAAATGAAGTATTCAGCAGGCATGAAGAAGGGCATGAAGAAGGGCATGAAGAAAGGAACCAAAAAAGGCATGAAGAAAGGAATGAAGAAGTGAGAAAAGGGCAGCGAGTCAGCTGGGTTTATCAAGGGAAACGGACGTTTGGCACTGTTACCGCAATGGGCGGGGCCAGGGCAGCGATCAAGGGCCCCAAAGGTGGCAACATCGTCAGGGTCGGCACTGCTGACGATCCAGTGATCAAACTCAAATCAGAATCGACAGGCAACCCAGTCTTAAAGCGTCGATCACAGTTGAAGGCAGCACCAAAGAAGAAGTGAGCATCAAGCGCGGCGGCCATACGTTCGAGGGTTATGACAAGCCGATCCGAACCCCAAATCATTCAAGCGGCAAGTCTCACGCGGTGGTGGTGAAGGTTGACGGCAAACCCAAGCTGATCCGTTTTGGGATGCAAGGCGCGAATCCCAAGCCACCCCGAAAAAGTGAATCACAAGCTGATAAAGCAAAACGCGCATCATTCAAAGCGCGACATGCGAAAAACATCGCCAAAGGCAAAACTTCTGCAGCCTATTGGGCGGATAAAGTAAAGTGGTGAGGCAAATAAGCCTTACGGGTTTCACATGACCGACGAGATTACGTCTCAAGAGCAAGAACAACCAACAGCTGATGTTGAGGCGCTAAAGAAAAGCGTTGAAGCATTAGAGCGCAAGAATTATGAGCTGATTGGCAAGCTGAACAAAGCAAAAGCTGCTGATGTTGACGTTCAGGCCCTGATTGACTTCAAGGCAAAGGCTGAGCAAGACCAACTGGAAAGCAAAGGCCAATACGCCGAGGCCAAAGCTGCACTTGAGCAGCAGTTCAGGGAATCAGCTACCGAGAAAGACAAGCGGATCGCTGAGCTGACCGATCGAGTGCAAGAACTTGAGTTGATGGCACCAGCCGTCAGCGCATTGTCTGATGTGGTGCATGACCCTCAACTGGTGCTTAACACCCAGTTGAAACGCGACCAAATTCAGCGTGAGCCTGATGGCACTGTCGTGGTCGTTGATGGCTATGAGCGCACCCCCGTAGGGGAATGGGCAAAGGCCAAAACACCAGCATGGATGCAAAAGGCACCAAAGCCGCAGGGCAGTGGAGCTCCATCGTCGAGGGCGAGCGGTGAGATCACACCGGGCACAAAGAACCCGTTCAGCCGTGAAAGCTTCGACTTAACGGAGCAAGGAAGACTATTCAAAACTGATCGTGATTTGTACGAGAGGTTGAAGAATGCTGCAAACCGCTAATATGTAGTGAAGGTGAAGCTACGCAGAGCCGCAAGGGTTACGCCCGAAAAATAAACAACCATTTTTAGGAGGTTAGTCATGGCGGTTCTGCGCTCTGACATTATTGTTCCAGAGGTGTTCACCCCGTATTTGATCGAAGAATCAACGCGGCGTGATGCCTTTTTGCAAAGCGGTGTTGTTGCACCATTGGCCGCACTTAACGCGGCACAGGAAGGCGGCGATTTCGTTAATGTCCCGTTTTATAACGCGAATCTTCCAGGCGATTTTGAAGTTCTGTCTGACAGCTCTTCATTGACGCCTAGCAAGATCTCAGCGCAGAAGCAGGTTGGCGTTGTATTGCATCGCGGACGTGCGTGGGAATCGCGTGATCTTGCTGCCCTTGCCGCTGGGTCTGACCCTATGGCTGCCATTGGCCAAAAGGTTGCCAATTATGTCAACCATCAGCGCCAGAAAGACATGCTTGCGTGTCTTAACGGTGTGTTTGGTCCGGTCAATAACAACAGCTCAGCATCTGCATTTTTTGATCTGACAATTGACGGCGAATCTGGTGACACTCCAACATCACTCAGCCCCCGTCAGGTTTCGCAGGCTCGCGCACTTCTGGGCGATCAAGGCGAAAAGCTGACAACGATCTGTATGCACTCAAAAGTTTATTACGAACTTGTTGAGCGTCGTGCTGTTGATTACGTCAAGGCGACAGATGTTGCCGGCGGTGATGCAACTGCATCCGGCGGGTCCATTGCAGCTGCTTACGGTGACGTGACAGTTCCTACCTACCTGGGAATGCGCGTAATCGTCTCTGACGATGTGAACACCGTTGGATCCGGTGCGTCTACTGAATATGCAACCTACATGTTCAGTCAAGGCAGCGTCGCAAGTGGCGAGCAAGCTGGGATCACAACGGAGACCGATCGCGACATCTTGCAAAAGTCTGACGCGATGTCAATCGACCTCCACTACATCTACCACCCAGTGGGCGCAAAGTGGAATGTCACTGATTCCAACCCAAATCGCACCCAGCTAGCAACTGCTGCTAACTGGTCGAAAGTGTACGAAACCAAGAATATTGGAATCGTTCGCGCCACCGTCGTTTCTGCAATGGATTGATCAATCATGGCAAGTTTTTTTGAAACATCCGCCGGGTTAGCCATTGGCTACGTTTCCGGCGGGGCTGTAACCCAGCTCACAAGCAAGGCAACAGGCGTGACCGTGAACGCTCCATCAGGAGCAATCACGACTCATAACGCATCGTTAGCGGGCAACGCTGAGGCGACTTTTACCGTCACCAATAGCTCTGTCACTGCTAGTGACGTGGTTTTGGTTAGCGTCCAGTCTGGCGCAAGCACAGGGCTCTACCTGGCGTTTGTGTCCGCCACTGCTGCGGGAAGTTTCGATGTCACACTCTCAAACCTCGGGTCAACCGCTGGTGAGGTTGTGGTCATCAACTTTGCAGTGATGAAAGCCGCAGCCGCATAATCATGGGGCTCTACGCTTTTAGAAGGGCGAAGGAGCAGGAAGCAGCAGCAGCCACCGCCAAGGCTGCCGCTGCTCCGGCACCGGAGGAGACCAGCAAACAGGGATCGACTGATGGCAGTAGTAATCGTCGCAACACCAGGAGCCGCAAACGCAAACTCCTACCTGACGCTGACTGACGCTGATGCGTTGGTTGATGCAATGGTCTTGAGTTCTGATGCATCAAAATGGGAGACAGGGAACACTGATTCAAGGAATCGAGCGCTTGCAGCAGCTGCACAGCGGCTAGACCGTGAGCGGTTTCTTGGCGCTCGCGCAACCGACACGCAGGCATTGCAGTGGCCTAGAACGGGGGTCCGCAAGCCTGACACCTACTCAAGCCGATATTCAACCGGCTTCCCGTTCACGATCACGGCGGATTATTACACTGACACCGAGATCCCAGACCAGATCAAGAGGGCTCAAATTGAGCTGGCGGTTTACCTGCACAACAACGAAGACGGCATCAGCTTGAGCGGTCTTGAGGATTACAAGAGCCTTTCGATCGGCAGCATCAGCATCACGCCGAACCTCACATCTGGCGCAATTGGGGCCGACCGCGTGCCGCCACTGTATGAACGCTATTTGACTGGCCTTAGAATTAGCGGACCAGGCAACATCGCAATCAGACGGAGCTAAGACATGCCTTACAGCTATAACGCCGATGACATCACCGCTATCAGACGCCCTGATGGCACTTACGTTGACGCAGTTGAGCCGCTGGGATCGCCGGGAGTTGCTAGGCAGCTCGCAGCAGGCAGCAGCAGCGCAAATACAGCGCTGACGGCAACATGCAGACGTATCAGCGTGCGTGCGGTCTCAGCAGACATCCGGATTGAGATTGGGTCAGCAGCACAAACCGCTAGCGCGACAACATCACATTTTATCGCTCAGGATGAACGGCTTGATTTTGCGGTTCCAGTGACACCAAACATCGCCGTTATTCGAGACGCATCGACTGACGGCGTGCTGGAAGTCTCGGAGCTGGTTTAATGAGACTGCAAGCCACTAGGGCAAGTGTGACGAGTGGCGGGGGTGCTATTGATATTGATGCGCTTTATCGCGCGGCTGGAGGCAAGCCAACACTTGATCAAAGGTTTGCAAAAGATAAGTCATTGGTTGACAAGATAAGCGGCAACAACCTAATCACCTTCAGCCGTGCCAGTACTGGGACGTATGTCGACAGTGATGGGTTGATTAAGACCAGTGTTGTTAATTTGCAGCCGTATAGTGAGATTACAGTTAATTGGACGACTAACGCTTCAACTCTTAGTCCTGACTTTGCATTAGCTCCAAACGGAACAAATGCAGCTGCACAGATAATTCCATTTTCTGGAATTGTAGAAGGTCGTATATTCTACCCAACCTCTCTGACTGGACAGTTGACAGCTTCTTGCTTTTTCAAGCCAAAT